CTGTAAAACGTAGTCGATCAGAGCTGCACACTGCCCACCATACGGATTGGTAGGAACAGTGACACGTTGATTGACTAAGCTCTCAAGCGTGTTTAATAACTGTGTTTTAGATGTCATAGGTCTCCTTTCTCATAATTATTTTTGTATGCTCTGTTTAATTTCCGAAAGCGTTCTTTCCAAATCAGCAACCTTCTGTTTTAATTCTTCAATTTCGCTCGTTGGTAGTTGGGATTTCGTAACCAATGGGTCTTCCGCAAATTTATTTTGTTCTAAAACCTGTAGAAAAAAGTTGTTATATGTTGGAAATAACCCATACGCTTGACTGATAGACAACGATGAAGATTGTTTACCTTGAATCTCCCCAATATCATGCCCGATGGCTTCAATGGCCTTGCTTAAATTGCTCATAAATCAGCCTCCTTAGAGGGTGTTTTTAGCAGTATTATAAACACTCACAAGGTCTTCTTGCTCAATAGTATCGAGACGAGTTCCCAATTCAGTCATTTTCGAGATGATACCGCTGTCTGTATTGCCACCCGCTGCACTGATTTTATCAGCGATTTCTTTGAGGGTATCGAGTTCTTCCGGTGCATTACCGATGATATCTGTCTTAGCTTGCGTGATTGCTTGCGTCAAGCGTTCTTCGGTCACACCTTCGGAACCCTTATCAGCCTTACCAGATAGCGTGGTTTTAATTTCTTTGATGTCAGCACCCCACGGCTTGGGCAAAATCATGTAATTTACTCATTTATTTTCCTTTCAAATTTTAGCTAGGTTATAGATGTTTACGAGGTCTTCTGTTGGTTCACTGCCACCAGTAATCAACCCGGACTCTCGCAATTCATCAGCTAGTAACTTTAATTTAGGGCTCTTGTCCGATGGGATAGCACTGTCCGCATTTAGTGAGTTCTTGACTTTGACTTTAAAATTGTTAGACGGGAAGATATGTCCATCTAGTTTAATTTCAAGGTAGTAAGTGCCAGTAGCTACCACGTTACCCATTGAGAATGAGAAACGCCCATTTTCAACGGCAACATCTTGATAAAGTGCTACGGTTTCGTCATTCGACAGTGTGAGCTTACCAGTGCCGGAGAGTTCCATGCGTTTTCCATCGTACCCTAGAATCTCAAAACCAAACACGGAAGTGGTGTCCCCAGATTTAAGGACATCACCACCCTCGATTTGGTTGATAGAGGTCATGAGCTTAGCCATAGGCTAGTCCTCATAAGGTTTAGTGTATGATAGTGCTCGTTCGCTATCGCTAAGACCTTTCGTTGTTGGGTCCGGGAACATATTCAAGGCATTGACCACTGTCAAACCTACCAAGTATGGATTGGACAAGAATTTTCCAAACAGTCCAAACAACGCTCCCCAACTTGTGATATCTTCAAATTTGATACCAAAGTAAGCCAAAACTGGCAACACCAATGCTAGTGCAAAGCGTGTTACGAATGTACGGTTTTTAAAACGAATAGACCAGTTAATTTTCATGTTAATTCCTCACTTCTAAATTAATGTATTTTTTATAAAGGGCATCGATGTACCCGTTGCCACCTAGTTTTTTGTAACTAGAGTGCATTTTATGGATAACATCCGAATTATGAACAGTGGTATATCCACGCTCTAATTCTTTGTTAATGTCACGCTCAAGGCGTAGATACATGGTGACAAGATGTGCTTCATCATGCACTGCCAGCTTGTCATTTAATTTGTTGATTTTCTCGTTGTTTGATTCACCGATTTGTTGAACAACTTCAACCGAATCGTGGATATTGTCCAACTCGTTTTTTAAATCTCCGAATTGCGACTTGCTTAAATTAGCTGACTTGCTAGCTTTCATACCAAACCAGCCCGTTGCTATCACTCCAATTGTAGGGGCAAGGTGGTCAATCAAATCAGAAATATTCAATGTGCTTTACCTCTTTTATTTTTTTACCCCTCTCTGTTCATAGCATGATTGTAAGTTGACCTTGATAAGTTGTGTCTTTGGTGGCGGCCAAAACATTTACATCACTGGTCCCTTTGCTAATTTGAGCATGGACGTCTGAATTAGTACCGAGAGCCCAGCTTGAAAGTGTAAACATATAGTCTTGTGGTGCTGTAAACACTTCTGACGGCAACTTAGCTATGGTCACATTGCTACCGTTTCCAGTGAAATTGTATTTAACCGTCAACACATCTCCGACACGCTTATAGAAACTACCTTCAACTCCTGCTGGTTGCCATCCAGTGTTGATTAGATTTGTGTTTTCGTTCCTAGCGAACTCTTTCCACGGCTCCCAGTCATCAATTTTCTTTGACCATCGGTGATGTCTGAAAAACAATTGCCCATTGTTTCCCCAAAAAATCTGGATGGCTTCTTTGTACCCGTCGGTATTTTTTCCGTAATTACTGTAATGGAACAGGTATCCCCACTGTCCGTTAGGGTTTCCCGGTGCCGCTTTGTCAATGTAATATTGACCCGGCCGGTCAAGGTAGTTTGCGTTGGTAACATTAGGTTTGCCATCTATCCATTTCGGTTCGCCGTTGTTACCAGTCAGCTGATATTGCTGAATTTGACTGTTGTTTGCATAAATATTGCCGTCAACATCCAAGGCACCACGCTCACGATATTTATTGATGCCAATGCCATCTTTGTCGTATGACATAACGATCCGGTCACTCGGAACAGTGACCTGAAAAGATACGCTAGTAAACTGGTCTTCTAACTTACCGACCACAATATAAGATTTGTCGGCTGGGTACGAATTACCTAGATTTGCGTTTGATGCATTAAACTCTGCAATCTGCGACCAGTTTCCACCAGCCCCACCGTTATCAGTGGTGTCTGTATCAGAAACAACATTTCGTGTAGTGAATGATAACTTCATTGGGTTTTTTTGGACACCGTTAACAGTTAGAGGTGCGACTTTGGCAAAACGCTTAATTGTTAGCGTGCTATTGGTTGCACCACTTCTAGTTACTTCAAATTTCAACGTTGGACTGAAGTAGTTTAAAACAGTAATGGTCGTTTCGTATGGATCAGACCTAATTCCTCGACTATCTTCGACATACCCCCTTAACGTAAATTGTGTATCTTTATTGACGGATATTTCACGGAAAGTTCCGCTAGGTGCAGAAATCGTGTTATTATTGCCGACGATTTCCATAAAGTATCTCGAAATGGTTGCCCCATACTTAGCTTCAACATTATCGAATCGTGCGTATATTTTAGATAGTACAGAAACGAAATGCCTATCTGATTGAGTGATATTGCGTGTCTTTTCGTTTGCGTCAGCTAACGAAATCCTAGAGAATGTGGGTTTTGCTCTTATTAGAGAGAATATAGCTGTAAACACCTTCGATTTTGTTTTAATGAACTTTCCATTAATATATGTATCGACGTGGATTTCACCCCACCCCGACGTATCGTTAGGGATTTGGTTTGCAAGTTTCTCCGGAATCGTCCAGTCGTAATAAGTATCCACGTTTTCGGCAACAACTTCGGCAAGCGTCCCCCACGAATATCTAATGCTGTGCCTAGCTGAAGCTACTTTTTTAGAAATCGAAATTTTAAATCTATCTCCGAAAGTGACATTGCTTGGAAATTCAAACGTACTTGCATTATCAATTAAATCAAGCGTTACATTAGAACTAATAGTTAAGTCATAAGGACTATCTGCGTTCCCGTACCCGTAAAAGAATGCTTTAACGTTGAACGAATTACCGTTTTTATGATCTACTGTGATTGTTTTATCAACAATCTGAAGTTCTGAATCTTGGTTCGAAACTTCGAAAAAACTAACATCACCGATATATTGACCGAATCCGTCAACGTACCACTTACATTGTCTTCTTGAAAAAGTTCGATTAGTATTAAATAGACTTAATTGAATACGTACGCTACTAGTATTCGTTTCTACATTCTGACTGACTTGGTCGATTGTTAATTTAATCCGATATCCTCGGTCATTGTTAGACCAATATTCTGCCATCTTACTCACCTCCTACATAACGAATTACATTTCGGTCTGGATTGATGTAATCTTGTTCTTCTCTAAAACGTCCAATCTGAATAGTTTTAGAGAAAATACCATTTTCAATGTGAATCACACCTTGCGAAATATACATTACTTCATTACCAGCTGAGAACATCGAAATCCGACCGCTTGGGCTGAATAGCATAGAACTAGAGTTGTCTGTTTTACCGATAACAAGCCCTTCGTTTGAAGATGCCATGTAACTGTCAATGAAGTTCCAACGCTCTGACATATCATTCAAGTTATTCTCAAGTTTTGCAACACGGGCACTGGCATCCGCAAGATTCTTTTCAGCTTGTGCTCGGTTGGCGTTATTTGCATTCACGAAATCTTGGTAGGCTTTCACCCATTGGTTGAGCGTATCGAGGGAGGCTTTAGCCTCAAGCTCGGCTTGTACCACTGAATTAACTTCATTGAGTTTGTTGAGTTGAGCTTGTGTCAAAACTTGGTCAGCCTTAGAATCAATGTCATCTTGTACATCTTCGATGGCAGGGGTCCAGTCTGTTTTGACTGTTCCTTTTTCGATTTTTACTTCCCACACAGACTTGCTAGCTGTTTTGTGATAGGTATTGACACGTAGATGATAGTTTCCTGTCGGTTTGTTCCAAGTAATCAGCGTTCCTGTAGTTCCTGTTTTTAAATCAGATACAATTTGATAATTTTGGTATTTATCATCAATCAACCAAAGTGTCACATTATCACTCTCGACATTTGCGTTATGCAGAGCAGTAAAATTACCGTCCGATTTCGCACTAACAAGGTACTTTTGATCCTGCTCTAAATAGACAGAAGTTTCGTTTTTGTACAAAACGTTATTATCAAAATTCGTTGGTTTTCTGTCCGGCTTAAAAGGTCCTTTCGAGCCTTTTAAAAGATTTCGACCACCAACCGAGACACTACCAGCCGTGTCATTCCAAGAGTAATCAGCTGGATTAGTGCTATTTGCTTTATCAAAGTTAGTACATATCCCTAGAAAACGCTTGGTGCCGTCTTGCGTCAGACTGAAACCAGTTCGACCATCGGCGCTATCGGCATAGGCAAAGTGGACGTAAGGCGTTCTTCCATCTGCCCCAGCTTTACCCGGAATGCCATCCCGGCCATCGCTACCCTTCCACTTGCTCCAGCGGTAATCTTGCGGATTACGGCTATCGGCAGTATTGAAATTTTGATACATACCAATGAATGGTTTGTTAGTGTCTGTTTGACTAAATCCACCACCAGAAACGGTGTCAGCGTAGGCAATGTGAGTGTACTGTGTTTTACCATCAGCACCCTTAACGCCGGGAATCCCTTGATCACCCTTCGGGCCTTGCAAGCCTTGAGGGCCGACAGAACCGGTTAGTCCTTGTGGTCCTTGCAAACCCCTATCACCTTTTTCGCCCCTATCACCTTTCGCACCAGTCTCACCCTTAACGCCTTGTGGACCTTGCTCACCTTTATCCCCTTTAGGTCCGGGGTCGCCTTTCGCACCGTTTCTACCGTCTGAGACATTTAAAAAAGTAACTTCTTCCGAAGCTACTTCTTTATTATCTACCCATGCTGAAACCGTCAACGCTGTTGGTTGGGTAATCTGTGATGCCACCATGTCGTAGGTCATCCCCACGTATTTTATAGCACCGTCAATTACGAAACGCCACGTTGCGTTAACGGTTTTATCGCCTTGTTTTAAAACTGGTCGAACAGTCGAGCGACCAATACCATTTTTAAATGCCGTTCCGTTTGTGGTTGTGATCTCGACACGGTAGGGTAAGGCTTTTGCTGCGATTTCATCAATCCGTTGTTGCAAGTCAGACGATGGCTTGTTCACAATTTTACGGTAATTCGAAAACACAACTGAGTTATTAAGTGGCATGTCGAAACTAACAACCATTTCAGTGACACGAGCTTCGAGAGCTAACCCACCTCTAAAATTATTATTAATAATTTTGACGGTATCACCTAAGTTAATATCCTTGTAGTTTTCAATGAAACTGGATTGGATATCGACGGTGTAGGTCATAAGTGGATAAGCGTACTGCTTGATAGTACGCAAGGCGTAACCTTTTAAAGCGTTAACGTCCTTGTATTCTGTCTCGAAGTCCTTGCGTGTCCAGTTATCTGCATTGCCCGGATTCATGGTAGATGGGTAACGTTCCCTAGACAGCGGGGCAAACACTAAGCTATTCCCACGTTTTGAGTAAAACTCTACTTGTCCTAACTCATTTTTCTCCTCAAACTCAACATCGTTAAGGTTAACACCATCTTGCCCAACAAAATTACCAGCATTGAAAAGTTGCGTTTTGTCGCTAGTGACTTGCACACCTTTCAATTCATTTTGGAAGTAGAGGACTACATCTCCCCTAACTTTACCAATGCCGTGATGATTTTCGTCTGGTTGCTGGTAGATATCAATGATGAATCGTTTCAAAGTACCATCTCTGTTTAACTCGGTTCGAAATGCCATTTCAGCATCAAATTTAGTCATCAAGCTTCGTAACTGTGCTAATCGTGTATCTTGTGCTTCAAATTCAACTTTTCGTGTTTTGTCTGAAACTTCATTAACCCCAATCTCCATGTTTGCAAAACCGAGATAGCCCATATCGTTAAGATACCATGCTATCGTTTGGGCGTTTTCGCTCTTATAAGGAATAGCACCCTCTTGAGCTAACTCAAGGTTAGTGTTGTTACATGTTACTTGGAAATTATCATCGTTTTCAACAAGTTGCGACACATAAAAAACATGGTAAGTGTTATCGTAGTAAAACGAAACAAGCATATCATCATTGATATATTTTACATCGTCGTGTAGCTTCCCGTCTACAATTTTAGGAATTATGAAATCGAATGTACTAGTTGCGTATTCAAGATAAGTGTGCCATTGACTGTTTGAGTATGACAACATGCCAGGAACGTTATTATTCAACGCGCACACTTTCCGCATGTTCTTGTCATGAATCCAAATTTGCATTAAACATAACGCTCCTTCCAAGTAATTTCAATAGTTGGGTCAGTTCTTACCCAACTTGATGTGTAGATGTCGATTTCAGTTTCACCAGTGCCGATGCTAAATGGCTCGGATAAATAAGTTAACTCATTAGACGCTGGCAAGTTATCAACTAATGTTTTACCTTTGGCCATGTCGATTTCAAGGATAGAACCCTTACGGAAACGATTAGGAATATCTTCTTCCTTCTCTACGTGATGCTTTGCGTAAACAAAACTATCCAGATACAAGTGTGTGATCAACGGCCAATCTTTGATGCCGAAAATACCAATATGGATTTTAGCTGATTTTTTCCCTTTAATCTCTGGCACGGTGAACTTAGGATAAGACCCTTGCCAGTAAAATTGAAGAACATCATCAAAGCGTTGAACATCCGACCAACCTTGTGGTTCATTGAATGGGTTAGCAGTTGAAACGTGTGTCCCGTAGAAATGTTTTCTATCGAGGACTTTATAACCACCTTTGCCATCTCCTGCTAGGAAATTATAATGGCAGTCAAAACCATTAGTGTGTTTGTAAGTTTCTACACCGTAGAGAAATACACCGTTTGCGTCTGTTACAGATATTTTGATGAAACCGAATTGATTTGCAGCACCCAGCCACAATATTTGTCTCCACCAAAAATATTCATACAACGAGCCTTTTTGACCATTACTATCTGCCGGAATCTCCCATGTTAACGAACTACCTCGTAGGTATTTATCCCCACCACCAGTGTTTGTTAAGGCAATGTGTGGTCTGCCCCAATTGTTTTCGATAGCAAGAGTGCCATTGAGTGAGTGACTATCATCATTAAAACGCCCTTGATTTTTCGCACCAACCGCAAAACCGTTGGTGATCCAGTTATTAGAAACATAGTCGAACAGAATTTCAGATTGTTTAGCTGTACGGGTATTGGCTTCATTAGGGTTTCCAATCTCATAGCTTTCGCTAGAAGACTTCACAATCCCAACCCAGCCATTATCTGAGTTAAATTTCAGCTTAATATCTGGGTAAGTTTCAGCCGTACCAAAGTTCTTCAACGTAGCCTTGTAGTGACCAGTAGAGACTTTCTTAATACTGCCGTCCTTGGTTTCACCGTCGCTACTTACCAAGGCTTGTGCCTTGTTCTCACCGTAGCTTTTCGGCACATCGAATGTGACCGTTACCGTTGCGGTGATAGGTGCGGTGTTCTTATCGACTGCTAGCGACGCTTGACCAGACGGGATAGCTTCCCAAACCTTGTTAGGCTCATCACCAAAAATCAATGGTTTGGGCTTGTCTACGTTGAGATAGCCCCCCAGCGTTTCAGCGATGGTATTGAAGTAGTCGTAGTTTCCGACTAGGGTAAACGATACTTGAATCTGTTTGACTGACAAGGTGCTATATAGGAATTGCTGGCCGTAGCGTCTACGTCCTTGATCTTGATAGTTGTTATTGAAGTTAGATGCCACGTTTTTAGTGACATCCACTGGAACGGTACGCCCTTGCCCCTCGTTAAATAATTCGGTTAAGTTCTTACCGTCATAGGTTACTGACATTCCTATCAAATAATGCTACCTCCTAACAACGCCTGCCGGCGTTCATAATCGTTTGTTGCTTTTGTCATAAAGGGTGCTAACCCGTTTGATACACTTCTTCCATCGATAACGTTTCTGATTTCGATTGGGTTAGAACCGTTAGTTACTAACTGACTTAGCAAACCAATCATGACATCCAATTTATCTTCGAGGACTGAAACACGCTCACGGTCTGAAGTATTATCGTGATTGCCTTGTGGGGCATCACCGGCGAAACGTGCCACTGCTTCAGTAAGTAGTTGCCACGCTCTACCACGTTTGGCGATATCCGTAGGAATAACGTATTCTGGCATATCGCCTTCAGCTAATTCGTAAACACCGTTCTTGTGGACTAGACCACCGTTAGCGTAGCCATAGGCTGCGACACGGTTAAAGGCTGCATCCGATGTACCATAACGGTGCTTGATGTAGTTAATCGCAGCAAGCAAGTTATCATAACCATTACGGATGTTATTGTGACCAGCGTGTTTATATGCGTCAAACGTTGGTTGAATAGTCTGCATCAAACCAATAGATGGTGTCCCAGCTCTGGCGTTACTATCCCAGTTATTTTGAACATTAGGGTTACCACCAGATTCACGCTGGATAGTCGCCAAAATTTTAGAAACACGGAAGTCGTTCGGCTCGATTCCATTTGCTTTCAAGGCACGAACAACAGATTCACGCCATCTTGAAACACCCGTACCTTGAGGTCCATCTTCACCACCACCGGCTGGACTGAGCAACGGACCAAGGGTTTTCTTAATCCAGTCGAACATGCCACCGACTTGACGTTTAATCAAGGTTTGAAGTGGGCTATTGCGGTCTTTAAGTGGTTTACTATTGTCTTCACCACCTCCACCACTGTCACGCACCCCGAAATCAAGGAACGTAGCAGCGTTAGAGATGTGACGGCCAGCGTATTGGTGATACTGACCATTACCGCCATAGTTGTATTCTTCACCATCGTAAGTGTCACCATGAACGGCAGTTACAAAGTCAACGTGGTTGCTTGATACTGGGCCGCCAGTATAGACCGCTACCGTACCCGGCTTAGGTCTGCTTAAGTGCGGCACGCTGGCAGAAATCCATTGGTTACCATTACCGAGGTGACTAAATAGACTAGGCTTAACACCAAGATTGGCCAAACGGCTGGCAACGAATGACACACACTCACGATAGAAGTAACCCCACGGGTCAGCACCAGCGTCTTTTGCTTTGTCCTTGAAGCGGTAGTCGTCGCCTTTAGCACCCATAGCTACCGTGCCTTCATCCATTGAGGCATTGGCCATAGACCAAAGCTCTTTCCACCAGTTCTTAGCTTCTTCGACTGGTTTCTTATACAGTGCATTACCAAGTGGGTTAAACATACCAGCCAATTTATCAGCATTAGGGCTGAATTTCTTAGCGAGTGATCCCACTGGGTCTTTAACCACATCTCCGACAAACTCAATCATTTTCATGAATTTATCGACACCATTCTTCATGGTATCCCAAACTGAGCCCGCTACGTTGGTAGCAGTGTCCCAGATTTTAGACCAGAAACCAGTACCCTTTGCAAAGGCTCCACGTTCAACACCCATAAGCAGAGCCAATTCACTGGCGTTGATAACTTCCGAACCAGCTGGCAAGAGATACTCAACGTTTCGACCTTGTGGCAAGAATGACTTACCATTAGGAAGAATCACCATTTCTTGGTTGTTGGTTTCTGGGCTGTCGTAACCGTCATTTAGAGTAGCTAACGTAGGTTTAGTGATTGGGTTTCGGTATGAGCTAAACATACCAGTACCACCAGCAAACTTAACTTTCGGGATTTTAGAGATAGCTTCTTTGCTGCCACCAAAATCAGAAATAAGTTTATTGATACCGTCGATACCAGCGTTCGGCAGTGCGATGACAGCATTGATACCGTCTCCGGCAAGTTTCTTCATGCCGTCCCACATTTCGCCAAAGCCTTTTTTGACATTATCCCATGTGTCCTTGAAGAACTTAGCAATGTTGGTTAAAGCATCGGTAATCAGTTTGGTAATATTAACACCGAATTTCTCTTGTGTTAACGCTCCGATTTCATCCCATTTTTTAGATAGGAATTTCTTAGAGTTTTCCCAACCGTCAAACCAGTTCTTATTGATACCTTTGTGGTGTTTGTCGATATCCTTACCAAGAGCAATCATTGCTTCACTAGCATTGCCCTTGATACCTTCCCATGTTTTAGATGCGAACTTCTTGACATTGTCCCACTTATCAGACCAGTCTTTTTTAAGATTAGTCATGTGTTTTGCAACGCCTTTGGCCATATCTTTGACATGGTCCACGGTGCTATCAACAAACTTTTTGAATGGCTTGTTATGCTTGTACATCAACTCAAACCCAGCGACTACTGGATTAGAGATTACAAGCAGTTTCTTAGCAGTGTTTGTGAAGGCTTTGATACCTTTTTCGCCACCAGTGAAGTATGTTTTAGTCTTTTCAAAACCTTTCTTGGTGCTCTTGGTCATTGAGTCCATCGCACCCGTCCAAGTTTTCTTCATGCCATCCCATGTCTTACCGAGCCACTTACCAGCATTAGAAAAACCGTCCTTGATATTTTTAACGATACCATCAACGAATTTCTTGAATTTCTTATTGTGCTTATAGATTAAAGCAAACGCTCCAGCAATAGGATTGGCAATAAATAAAAGGACCTGTTTCCAGTCCTTCTTGAAAAAATCAATGATTTTGCCAAAGATTTCTTTGGTGACTTTGAAGATTTTATCAAAGGCTTTTTTAGCAGCGCTAAACATGCCATCAACAAATTTCTTGAATTTCTTGTTGTGTTTATAGAGTAGCACTAGGGCAGTTACCGCAGTGGCCACCGCTACCGCTATTAAACCGATAGGGTTGGATGCAAGGGCTAGGTTCAATACTTTTTGTGCCGCAGTCATACCGACGGTGGCAGTTCTCCACGCATGAATACCTTTAACCACTGCCGTAATACCCATAGCGACCTTAGAGCCTACAAAATAAGCAGCAAATAAAGAACCGACTGTTTTAATAGCCGTCTTGTGTTCAGCGATACCGCCCAACGCCTTGGACAGTGATGTCACTGGTGACTTAGCCTTCTTACCATTGCCGGTCATGAGGTTGAAAGCACCAGCGACACCTTTAATCATGTCTATGGCAACTTCCCAGACACCACCAGCAAAGTCTTTACCAATACTGAATACTGCTCCTAGACTGTCCTTAACTTCCTTGAAGAAAGCGACAATCTTAGGGGCGTTGTTAGCAATGCTTTGACTAACTTTATCGACAACGTTGTTTAAGCCGTCCATAAAACCGTTGAGCTTATTCGTACCATCACCGAGATTAAAGACCTTAGAAAAGGCATCCATGATAGTGCCTAGACCTTTGGAAACGTGTTCCCCTAAATCCTTGAATTTCGTTTCAGTGTTAGGGTCAGCAACCCAATCCCCAATCTGTTGCAAGAATGGGTTTTTCATTTTGTCGATTGGGTCACGAAACGCCGCAACCACTGCCGGCATACGAGACTGGATTGTTCTTTCAAGACCACCGATAGTAGTCGAGAAGTTAGCCGTCGCATCCTTGTACTTGTCTTGCAACTCGAACAAGGCTTTCTGTGCCATTTCAGAGGTAATCTTACCGTCTTTTTGAAGCTCAGCATATTTTTCCTGAGTCATGTCTGCAATGCCCAATTCTTGTGCAGCAACTTCTTTAAGCTGGTTCTTCATTTCCGGGAAGACATTGATAATAGACATCATGTCTTGCCCTTGGACCTTACCATTGGCAATCATTTGAGCCCACTGGGTTGCGAAATTCTCAACGGCTGCATCGGTTTGACCAAAAGCGTCTTGCAAAGTCAAGATGGCTTGTGTTTGTTGCTTAGTCAACTCGGTATTGTGGGTAACGGCATAGAATTTCTGGTTCATACCGTCAACCATTTCGGTTGAGTTAGCTGCCGCTTGTGCCATTTGGTTGGTCATGTCAACCATCTTCTTACCTTCTTCGGCATTGCCGGTTAAGGTAAGCCAAGTGGCGTTCATGGTTTGTTGATATTTAACATATTCGGCACTTGATTGGGCGATTTCGTCAAACTTGCCCTTGATAGCTCCCAATGCGTTTTGGAAACCGTTACTAATCAAGTTAGCTGCAAACGTAGCTCCGAAGATACCTTTTAAGCGTGAGGTTTTCGTTTCAGTCTCACTGACTTCACTTCCTAAGCGTTTAAAGCTATCCTTTAAGCGTCCAATGAACGTGCTAGAGCGTTGACTTTGTTCAATCTCATCATTCAATCTATCAGCAGCATTACGAGCGTGAGCCAAACTAGTAGCTGTTTCATCCAAGCGTCTACGCTGAACGAGGTATTCTTCAGAGGTTTTACCAGATTGGCGAGCGACACGCTCAAGCATTTCTTTCTGTTTCTCATACTGCTTATTTAAGTTAGTAATCGAACCTTTGTATTGCTTGAGTTGCTCTTGTCTAGCTTCATCTTCCTTACCTTCCGCTTTCAAACGCTTGATATAAGCGTCGGAAGTTTCGTTTTGTAGCTTGTACTCTCTTTGCAATTCAGCAAGCCCAGACCTATGATAGTCCAGACTGTTCTTAGCTTGCCTTTGTTGGTTTTCCAACGATGCCAAGCGGGTAGTAGCTTGGTCAATCTGTTGTTGGTATTTAAGGTACTGTTCAGCGGTTTCAGCGGTACTACCCTTAAGTTGAGACTGCTCTTGTTTCAGTTTCTCAATCTTGTGCTGTTGGTTTTGGACAGCATTGCCCAAACCATCGTACTTAGCTTGTGCTGCTCCCAGATAGTCCCCAGCACTACGCATTTGGCTCTCTTGTGCCTTCCATGCGTTCGTAGAACTATTGACTAACTGAGTTAACCGCTTAATCGAGTTAGCCGCTTGAAGCGTGTCTAAGGCGATTTCCGTGGACATGGTAGCTTGTACTTTTGCCATGTATTATTTTTCCTCCTTTCCTTAAAAATTAGAGTAAAGATGTTGGGTCAACCATCCTATCTTCTTCCTCTTTGGCATTTAAGATTTTCATTAGCTCATAATAGTCAGTGTCGTAATACTGATCTAGTGTCCACCCAAAACCTTGGATTGATTTTTTAGCAATGATTTTTAAATCTTCAATGCGATTTTCTAAATCAAAAATCTGTTCGCCTTTAGATTTTAGTCTTTTGGGTCAATGTCACCAGCAGCATTTTCGAGTTGTTCGTCTGTCAATCCGTACATGTAGCCCACCAATTTTTCAGAGATTTCTTGTGTGCGGACATTATCCAAATCAAGCAATTTATCATAGGCTTCATCATCCAAGTCGAGAATAGCACGGATAAAGCTGAGCATTTCCTTGAGCACAGTATAGCTTGCTTGTGCTTGCTCTTGTGTATCGCTATCTTCCATAGTGTCACTGAGTTTCAACACGGCAAGTTGATACTCGTGCATACGCAAAACGTTACGGTTGCTTGTAGTCACTTTGAAGGCTTTTTTACTGATTTCTGGGATTTGAATAGTTTTGATTTCCATTTATCTTTACTCCTTTAACAAAAATAGAGGTCAGGCCATGAGCCCGACCTCTTGCGAATTATTTAGATTATCCACCGACTACTGGTGTACCAGTGAGAACATATCCACCGAATACTTCTTTGAACATGTTAGCTTTGTCGAAAGTAGATGCTCCAGAATAGTATTTCTTGTAAGGTTCACCGTTGAACGAGATGGCTGACAATGCGTTAAATGTCATATTGTCGTCTTGGCGAGTTTGGGCAGTATCAGTATCTGTTGCAACGTTTTGAGTTGATTCTTGCATAATGCCGTTAGCGAAACCAAAGAAAACTGAGTGTTTGCGGTCAAGTGTTTCAGATTCAATCAATACCGCTGTGTGTGGCTTTTCACCGTCCATCACGTAACCACCCTTGCCGTCTGCTTTGAAACCAAGCATTTTTTGTTTAATTTCAAAATCGAGGTTATTGAAGTCAAACGCCACGGTTGGTGAACCTGGTGCAATCATAACGTCTTGCACTGAGTTGTTCCCAGGGATTTTAGTCGCTTGACCTTCCAAGTTTGAGATGTTAGCGGTACGAGTACCAAGCATGCTTGAATCAACTTCGATTACACCGTCTGTTGAAAGGCCGTCAGCACCTTTAATTAGTTTTTGGGTTTTAGGGTCAACCAAAGCAAGGCGGACCATTTTCAAACCTACAATTGCCATATAGTAATTTCTCCTTTGTTAAATTAATTTATCGAGAGCAACAAAAAAGACCGCCGTAATCTGCAAAGTATCGGGGTCTATACTATGTTCTCTCATGTCTGTAATTGAGTAGTGTTCAGATTTTAGGAATTTCAGTAATTCCATTTCAAAGGCTTCGATATCAAAATCGATATCAGCTTTGTAAAAAATCTGTACCTCTACCCTATCCGTTTTTCCGAAAAAGGTATTATTCCCACTCAAATCAAGGGACGGATTGCTTTCAGTGAGCAAAACGATTGTCTTATCGGTATTTTCTTCGAGCTCTTTAGGCAAGTTGTTTGCATATACTTCGCTTATTTCACCAAATTCTTTGCCGTCAATTAGCTCTTTTAGTTTTACGGTCGCTAACACTTAAATCACTTTCCTCCTTTTCTTCGAATGAGTTTCTCATATTCCTCTTTTTCTGCTAATAGCACCTTTCTTTGAACGGCACTATCGTTTTGGACATTGGTAACGAAATGGTCGGCACGGTATTTCTTAGTGCCGTCATTTAATCGTCTGGCATTTTGAGCGTGGTAGTTGTTTTTCCAGCCTACGGTTGCCACACCGTTCTTTCTGCCATCCGCATTCGTGGATTGGACAGATAAACCGTCAGCCATGTGCCCATACTTCAAATGTTTCTTGTTTGAGTAGTGTTTCTCCCTAGTAACTTCTTCCAGTTCCTTTTGAAACACCTTTGCGCCAGCGGTTGTAATTTTGGCTTGTTCCGCTGGTGTCAAATCACCAATGCTGGCGACTGTTTCAAGCCAGCCCTCTAGTGCTTTGTCAAGTCCTACCATAAGCCATCACCCAACTTTCTTATGCTTCCGCAATGTCAGAAAGTCGTAGCGGTTAAGTCCAAAGTTTTCGTTTGGGCTAACACGCACAATATCATACTGAGTGCCATTTAGGACGGCAACTTGACCTTCAATAACTTTAGCGTTATGACGAATAACAATCACTCTTGTATCACTTTCGCCATTTTGTTGGGCCAAATACTCTTGATTGAGTGTGCGAGTGTGTGGCTTATAGTGCAGCGTAAACTGTTTCACAAACTTTGGCACGCTCACACCCGTAAACTTGTTAGGGGTGCTTTGGTATGTGCCAAAATCAGCTTTAAAGCGAAAGTCTGAGGGTAAATATCTAACTTTAGGCATTAGTCACCTCTTTCTTCACTATACGTTGCGTATAAGCCCCTTAATTGCCCGATTATGCTATTTAGAGTTAGGTTAATCGGATAAGTCACCGTGTCGGTTAAAGCCACCCGGTATGTGAAATAAGTGCTTGTGAGGGCAATTACAGCCGTGTCAAATAGAGATTCTACACTGTCAAGGTCGTAGAATTTTTGATCACTACCGACTGCATTGATAATGTACTGTTGAGCCGATTCAATGTAAGCTGGAATGAGTGCAGTGTCGTCTGTCTCATCCAGATTCAAGGTCTGCATGATGGTTTCCTTAGATACACTCATTGCTTACCTCCTAAATTAAGCTCCAGCAGTAAGATTAGCTTTTTGGTCAGCGATAGCTTTGAATGACGCTGGCACAAACGCTTCTTCATCCGTTTTAACAACATCGAAGCGGTCAATAACACGTACTTTAGTCGTGTCAGTTTCAAATGCACCGCCACCGATATTAGTTGAAAGTAGTGACAAGTGTTGACGGTCAAACAATGTTACCGCTTGTTTCAAGTCACCAAAGTAAAGTGGCATAGCTCCACCAGTACCGTTAGCAAGCCAGCGGTCTGAAACTTCTTTAACTGCGAAACCATCGATTGAGTATCCAGTTGGTGATTTCACGTCACGTTCCATGAGGTAATCACCCATTGCGTTCTTAACTTTCTTAAGGGCAGTGAAGCCTGAAGTATTAGTTAAGAAGAATGACGTTTGTTTGATCGCTGGGTCAACTTTAGCTTCGAGGTCGATAATATCATCCCATTTAGCCAATGTTGGTTTAGTTGGGAGTGTTGCAATAACATCCAAGATAGCTTTGTTACGAGTAACAACAACTTTTTTCGCAATCCAACCAGACAACCAAGCAAGAATATTTTCAGCAGAATCAGCAAGCAAGCTGTTAGTTACTGTTGAGATACCAGCATAGCGTTTGATAGCGTAGCGGATAAGAGAAAGTTTAGGATCGTCATTGGCACCGATTTGTCCAGCTTCATCATCGAGTTTAGAAAGACCAGTAATTTCAGCCCATTTTTCGTAAACACGAGAACCAGTAAGAGTAGTTACGTTTTCAACGTTTACATACTCTTGCAATGAGTCATATTGACGAACCAATGTATTGATAGCTGTACGGATATCTTGTGGGATAGTCAAGCCAGCGTCAGCACCAGTCCCGTCTGTTTTAGAATCAAGTAAGTTTTGGTAGCGACCACGAACGAGATTTTTGAAGTCTTTAACAAAATTAGCTTTAACTTCTTCTTCGTTTTCAGTCAAAGGTTGTTTTTCTTCCTCTGACATATTCGCTACTTCGCTAGCACGAGCTTCAGTGTATTGTTCTTTGAACATATCACGCTTCATTTTCGCAGTGTCACGCTCGTTTTTGATTGCTTGCAATTCTTCAGCGGTTACTGAATCATCAAGCATAGCTACGTTAAGTTTTTCATTCAAGTTTTCGACCTTATCGCCTTGAGCAACCCAAAGGTCATGCAATTCGTTTGATGTTTTCATCAATCATCTTCCTTTCATTTTTCAAGTAAAATAGCCAATTTCTGCTCACGCAAAGTATTGGTTTTAGGTGTCGCAATCATATTCTTAAATTTAGTGATTGCTGATTTGCTTGGTAGTTGATGTACGGCATTGGTAACCATGATTTCTTCTTCATCATCATTGAAGAACATGATTTCATCCGCAAAACCTTTATCAACGGCAGTTTTAGCATTAAGCCATGTTTCTTTAGCCATGAGATCAAGTAACTCTGGTTGTTTAAGGCCAGTCTTCATTTCGTAGGCCAAAGCGATAGATTCATCAATGCTATTAAGCACCGCTGATTGGTGCTCTAGGTCGTCCGCATTACTATGTCCAGGGTCTACCGAAGCTTTATGAATCATCATTTGACTTGTTGGGGACATCCTAACAACGTTCCCAGCCATAGAAATAACACTCGCAGCACTAGCTGCAAGCCCTTGCACATTAACCACAATACGTTTGCCACTAGCTTTAAGCATTGTATAGATTTCGCTCGCTGCAAACACATCACCACCATTTGAAGCAATATTAAGCGTGATTTCTTCATCTTCGTCATTTTCGATAGCATCTTGCACCATTTTTGGATAAGTACATGTCATTCCAAAGAAATCATAAAACGCTACTAAATCATTGCTTGCAATATCGCCTTTAATGTCAATCTTGCCCATTTGTCTCACCTCCTTTCAATGTGGTACGGTTAGGGTTCTTACCCTCTGGCAACTCTTTAGGTAAAATCTCAGCTTGTTGCAAAATATACAAGCCTTGATTCTGTGCGAGCGTGCCACTTTTAACCATGCTATTGATACGGCTGATATAATTAGCACCAGTCGGGTCAACCGCTGGGAAAATATCCGCATCCACATCGCATGAAAGTTTTTGAGACAATTCACTAAGAAACGGTCTTAAGTAGCGTGCGACTGCTTTAGAGTACACATTTGAGCTCATTTCTAGTGATGATTGTTGGTCACCTTGCCCACCGACAACGTTCTCTGGGATACCGTAGACCTTTGCAAATTGTCCGGTCGTCCAGTCCGCTTGCTTAAGTAGTTGGGCCACGTTGGACTTGATTTCAAGAGGTGTGAAATCCTCTAAATCATCCAGTACCAACGGACCGCCTTGCATTTGCTTCATCGCTTGTCGTGAGCGTGAGACCTTAGTCTTGAAATCGAGCAAGCCACCGCCTTTAATTTTTAAAATACCATTGGCGTTTAGGGCATTCTTAAGTGAGTTAAGCGTTAGCTTATCACTAGCTTTTTGAATATCCAATTCTCTACCTAGAGCCATCAACGGGCTTACGCTTGTCAAACCACCATCTACAGATAGCAGTCTGAAGTGTAAGATGTCGCTTTGTGGTACGTGCTGTTTAGGCGGAATGCGTGGATCATCAAACGTGATGTTGTAATAAAGTCCATTCTGATTATCCAATCGGTTGAAAGAGACTTGAGATGGTCTTAAATACTCCCACTTCATATCACGCCCGTTATCATTACGCCATCGATATGCAAAGGCTTCTCCGCCCAATAGCATTTGAGCAAAGATAGATTGGTAAAAGTTAAAGCGATTTGCGTTGTTAGACGGGTTATCCACGATACCTTGCATTTGTTTTCGGCTAGTCGTTAGCTTAGCAGTCGCAAGGTCGTTAGATAGCTGACTGATAATAGAGAATAGGTCCGAGTTTTTTAGAGCGGTTTCGGCTGATACCCACTCACTACCATTCAAGGTAGCTAAAAACTCTGGATCAGTGATATCAAAAAAGCCCCCTTGGTTGCTCGGTGGGCTTTCGGTTGCTAAATTAAATATCGGCAATTATTATCACCTCCTTTCTAGCCTTTTTTAGCGGCTAGCTCACTAATCAACCCTGCTAGTACGAATGTAATGGTCATGCTAATGCCAAACCATACATATCCGAGGTTGTAAGTCGTTAAATTTAGCGAAATCGCAGCTAAAATGAACATAAGAATGTCAAAAATAGCCCAAATTGCCTTAAAAAACTTCAAAATCATGTATTAATACTCCTCTAATAGCCCACTATCTGGGTTTTTCAGCCAATTTAAAACGGCCTCTTGACTCATGTGTTCGACCTTCCACGTTGGGTTGTTAGTAATAGCGTAGTCTTCAAACGCATACATACCATCATAAAATGCGTCGATAAGAGCGTCCACAACGTCGATTTTATAGGTCGATTTCATTTTATCGACTTGAATACCGATGTTATCCTCTTTAATCACCGCATTTATCAAGGCTTTTCGCATAATCTCATCATCAAGGCGAGTGATATTGCCTTCGATAAATAGCGTTTGAAGGAATTTTGTTGGATCTTTTAGTTCGCTTGTCCGCTGTCTAATCGGCATGAGTGGGAAACTAGTGTTAGATTCCAAAGCCTTGATAATCTTAGAGACTCCCATCGCATCGTAGCCAAAGAAAACCACATCAAGCTGATTATCTTCCACATACTCACAAAACCAACGGTACACTTCCTCTGGATTGATTAGTCCTTGTGGATGGCTTGTAATTGTACAAAAACCTTTTTTCTCAAGCTCACGATAATTGACGCCATCTTGTTTTTCTTTGGCTTCAAGTGAGCCTGCTTGTTGCCACGGAATGAAACTATGCTGTTCTATATGCCATTTTTGGCTACCGTCTGCCCCTAGATAAGGATAGACAAAGCCAATTGCGGTGTTGTCGCTAAACATTGAGGCATCAAGCCCAACATAAGCACGTCTGCCACGTATATCAAAATCAGAAATGACCGAGCGCTCGATGTCTTCCAGCTTTAAGAAGCTGTTTTCATCTTGTTCGCCCCAAAGGTTCATATTCTTGATTATAAAATCGTTGATATTTCCAGATAAAAGGTCAGCGTCTCTCTTATCCATAAGACCTTTTAAAAGCGTATCGTGTTCGCTTTCAAGGTCTAATAAGGGGTTCGACTTGCTCCATGTTTCAGGCATATAAATCTCATCTATGCTATCCTGCGACCAAACGAGGCACAATTGAGTATCACCAGCCCTGTCGTCACGCTCCATAATCCCTTGCATCATCCGTTCATCGTGTCTTAATGGCGAAGTGGGGTTTGGATAGGCAGTGGAAATTTGAATAAATTGTCGGTTTGGAATTTTAACCTGCCCAGAAACGATTTTAGAAATGCTCGTTCGGTCTTTCAAATCACCCGACTCATCCATAATCGCATTGGTCAAGTAAAGTGGAATCCATCATAGTTACCGCTTTCGGAAGATATAGCCCTTAAAACGTTGTTATTCGTTCTCATAATGACTTGTTCTGACTGGATAGATAAGTCCAACTCTTCAGCTAGAGACTTAAAAGGTTCTTTGGTGATTATCTGTTTAAGCATATTCTTAATATAGCCCATGAGCTTCATGGTCTGCTTAAAGTTGATTGAGCTTACCAAATAGTCTTGGTTAGACAGTCCGAGGCTTTCAAAAAGGAATGAGAAGCACATAGAAATAGCTTGTATGTATGTTTTCCCTTGACTACGACCAACAGATACAATGACCTGTGAAAAACGTTTGCCACCCGTTTCATTGCGCCAGCCAAAAGATTGACTAAGTAAAAATTCTTGCCACCCCATAAGTGCTGTAGGCTCACCAGTATCCACATTGGGACAGATTTTAGCGAACTTCAAGACCTTGCCGGCTTCAGCTAAATCATAGTGGTAAGGAAAATCAGGCTTCCCTTGATGTCTTAAATCCCGCAAATGCCGTAAGCAAGCAAGTTGCATCATGTAACCAGCTTGTGTTTTCCCATTCATCACCTCAAAAGCGTATTTAGTCCCTGGGTCTTGATATTTTTCTCTAACTTCCGAAAAGTCGCTGTCTTGATATATCTTTGTTATTGTTTTATTCGTTATTTGTTTAGTTTCCACTTTTTAAATCACCCCCCTTCTAATAAAAAGAGATGGGGAAATAAATTCCTCATCTTTTTAACTGTTTAAAAAGTCCTGCATCATTTCAGCAGTCGATTTTTCAGGTTTGCTACTATCAGCAATCGTCAGCAACTCTGCCCTGCCTTTTGGCGTAAGACCTAGTTGCATGGCTATCTGATTCAGCGTAGTTGTTGCATCCTTCATCGTTGCAACCGCTGGATTCTTTTTAAAGCCAAGCGACTGCTCGCCTAAAATCTCACCGCTTCCCTGCGCCTGTACAAGCTTTTTGATTTCCTGCTGGATGCCGTTTAGCTTGATATCTTCATAAGCCAGCTTGTAAATTTCGTAGTTAGTGCAGTAGGATTCCACCAAGAATGTATCTATGCGCTCGACCTTGCCTGTTCCTTCTAAAAACGGAACGACTTTGCGCCAAACCTCCCTAGCTACCTGTCCTAGATAGTTTGGTGGGTCACTCGGTAAACGCCCTTTATTTTGTTTATAAAATGGATTTTTAACCAAGTTCGCCTCACCTCCTTCTAGTTCATTTTGACATCCTTTAAAAATCTGAAAAATTGGTCTGCGACATAAAAGAACACCTTGTAGCGGCTCTCCTTGGCACGAAAAGGGGGCGGGGGTCAATTTTAAATCGTTCCGAGGGTTATTATACCACCCTTATTATAAAATCGTGCCATGGGCTTATTAGAGGGGTTTAACGACGTCCTCTTTTTTGCGGGCTATTAAATCGGCCCACGATGCCACGGAAAGTCGTAGTTCGGTGTTCTGTTTCGTTCTATTTTGACCAGTACCATAGATTTCTTGTTCCAAGGTACGTTTCGTATTATCGCAGCTTCTACACGTTGCTACCACGTTGGAAACTTCCGTCCTAAGTTCTGGAGCTATTTCAACGGGTGTTACGTGGTCGCCTATACGAGCGTCTGGTGTGGTCACACCCAAGGCAAGACAATACTGACATAGATAGTTGTCACGTTCTAACGCAATCTTACGAATAGATGACCAAGTCTTTGAGCGATAGAATGCGTAGCGTTCCTTACTCTCATCATCTCTGTTCCTTACTCGCTTGTTGTATCTTGTGCGTGAGTATCTCTCTCGCTCTGCTATGTATGCTGCTTCCATACTGCTATGCTTACTACAGTAATGTAACGGTCTCTCTGTTAGAGCATGGCAGCCCTCTGCCCTGCATCGTCTGACCATCGGCATGGGTGTACCTCCTTTCAATCAGATAAAACAAAAGAAGAACACTCCTGTGTCCTTCTGATTCGATAATACTATATTACCACGTTGATAGTATGATGCACTATAGATTGGTATAGACCGATGTAGATTAGTCCAAATACTTCTCAGCTTGTCTTAACTTAACGTAGTAGGTAGATTTACTAAAGCCCATACGGTCACATATCTGCCAGATATCTAGCTGGTCTATATATACCATTTGCAATAGGGACCTAGCGTCTATATCCCCCACGCTTGCTATCTGTCTACGAAACTCTAGCTTCTGCTTGATAGCTTCAGCCGTGAAGCGCTTGACTTCCTCCCTAGCCGTCATGAGTTCCACATAGATATCATCCTTGCCCTTGCGTTTGCCACCTTGCACCATATCTGTTTGCATAGCACCAGCCGTAACTTTAAGGGCTTGTGATTCCAGACGTTCAATCTGTTCTATCTGACTGTCAATGTACCTGTCTAATGCCTTAATCTTTTGCAGCCGTTCAACCGTTCTCATAAATACGTTTCCTTTATGGTATAATAATATTAGCGTTTGGATAGACCTGGGCATTAGTCTGGGTCTTTTTTTATTTACAAGAATAAAGAAGGATTAAGCTATCACCTCCCATGCGTTAGATTTAGTCTTGCCACCAGTAATGCAGAGGCTAGGGTGGAAAGAAATCAAAAAAGGATTCCTCGATTCTAATTATTTATTTACTGGATTTCTGTGTCGAGGTCTGTCAGCTTGCTCGGTGTTGAAAAAGTGTCTCTTGGATATTTTGACAGACAATAGCTAGCGAGGGAGTCGAACCCTCGTAAACTGTTCTAGCTACACGCCTAACATGTAGGCTGTATAAAGAGCTTTTTTGACCGTGGTCTTCTCACGACCTACCCTGCCTTTGTTACGATATTCTAGGGTTATGCGATCAACTTCATCGTCCAACCTCTCGCTCCATTCATAGTTATTAAATACATAATCAATAATCTCACTAAATAACCCTCTCGAAAGTAGCCCTTCCATTTGAATAGCTTTCAAAGGCGTTAGAGCAGCTTTTTCCGCATAGCACAGATTGAGGGCGTTTTGGGTTCTGTTAGCATTTTTTTGGCCACAGTCCTTGACGTCTCTAATATAGTTGTTTAGATTGTTAGGGTGTTCCTTGCGTAGTTCTTCCACTTCTTCTTGAAACCGTTTAAACAAGTCCTCTGGCAGTCCTGCGTTGGTTTTCTCCAACAGCGGGCGCGTGGTTTTGCCTCTTGTGTAATTGGTAGATAGATAATCTTGAAGGTCGTTGAATAATTCATCAGAAATGATACCTTCTAGCCTGTCTACAGTAGCTGGCGATATCCTCGCACGTTCAACAACTGCACTATTAAACGCTTGATAAATGATGCGTGCTTGTAACTCACTGCATTGTTTCACATCTTGGAAAAACTGCTTATAAGAGCCTTTTTTGTGTGCTTTTCTAAGTTCCGCATGCTCGCTGACTAACTGCTGATATAATTCTGGTGTCAGTCCGGAATATTTGTACTTCACGTTCATGGGTGCCACCTCTCTATCACTTTGTGATCTGTGACATATCCCTCTAACGAGATTTCTATAAGTTCTCCAGAACTCCACTCATATCGGCCTTGTTTGACTATAACTGTCGACAGTGTCCGTCTGAACAGCGGGTCCATCCCGCAGACAATAGCCATATCTTTTCTAAAACGTCCGCGTTCAAAAACCACATCATAGAGTTTTGAGACGTTTTTCATTACTGCTTTTTTTCGCTGCCGCTTGTTCATTGACCTCTCCCTCTTAAATAGCTGGGAATATCATCCCCAACATTTACGCTGTCATACTGTTCCTTGCTGACAAGGAATTTACCGTAAGCTCCACAATCAATAGTGTAGAGATCATTAATTTTCTCTTTTCCAGTAACTTTGCCGTGCATTTCAGAACCAGCATTATCTACACGATGGATAGTCATTGTTTCAACTCTGCGTGGCACTGTCAGAACATAATATACTGACAGCATGTTAACGACCAGACTGACGACTAAGATAGCGCTTGAAATAGTCAAACTATCCGTGTACCACTTTTTAGAGGTCTTCTTCTTTGACGAAAGTTCCATTAATCATCTTTCCCTTCCTGTTTTTAATTTCTTCATACGCAATTCTGTTCTCGTAGATATCTAAGCTTGTTCATCGTGCGTCCTCATGTCTTGATAATCTCTAAAACTTTGAAATTTGCTGTATTCAGATATTGTCTGTTCAAGTGATTCTTCCACTAGAGCTGAAAGACTTTTGTAATTTCCGTACTCTTTCAAAGCTAAGATGTGTGTGAATAGATCACTGGAAATTGTAGCCTGCACTCTCTTGCTCACCACTCCACCTCTTTCACTTCCACGCCCGGGCAGTCGAATACCCACTTATTGAACATCATATCCATAATATCTCCCCTTGCTGCCGATTCCAGTTTTTATTAAAGTTGTCGCCCACGAGGGACTTTTCCCAAAAAACGCACTTGCTTCTCGTCGTGTTTCAAAAAAATATTTTTTAGATTCCAAAATATCTATTATGACGCAAGCTTTCTTAGTCTTTTTCGTCATATCCTGCATGTGTTTATCGCTTGATACTTCGGCTAATCCGTTTTGGTACGCTCTTCTTGTGTTCTCCAAGCCCGTTACCCACTCTAAGTTTTTTACGCAATTATCTGTTTTGATTCCATTAATATGATCTACTTGAGGTAAATTGCCTGGATTCGGTATAAAGGCCTTAGCAACTAATCTATGAGCTCTAAATGTTTTTTGTTTCCTTTTCCCCTTTGTCCCAACTTGAAGATTTATTAGCACATACCCATGACGTTTCACAATTCTTGACCTTACATTCTTTTTAGTTAACTTATTCCTAAATTCGCCATTTTCAGACACTTCATAATCCGGTGCTTCTAAAATCGTTTTCCATTCTTCATTCAACTTCTTTAACCTCTACTCCTTCACAAGAGAAAACCCAGCCAAAGCCGTTCGCTTCTAGCTCTGTTCTCGTAAAACTTCCACCCTCACTATATTGAGTCCTTGTAAACTGTGGCGTTAATTCCTCGTTGTTTAAGTAATATTTGCCTAGATATTGCCCTAAACGACCTTTAATTTTAACCGTATATTTAGCCTCTTTATCGACCTCGTAGCCAAATTGATGCATGTTTACGAGGACACTAAACGGGCTTACTTTGCCACTAATCAGCCATTTTTGAAAGTCAGTCAAACCGCCACGCTCGTAATTTTCTTCAGATCGGCAGACCTCTCGATACAGATTTATCTCAAACTCATCCTTATGCCCCTCATACCAATCCGCCACGTACTGTGGCACCACTGGTTTTTTAAAGAACGAATCATATAGGTCTTCTGCATACGATACAGAAATATGTCCGATTGTTGATAATTTCTCGATTGCTTCTTGTCTAGTCATTTAATTCAACTCCTTGTAAACGATTAATGCTGATGTATGGCAATATGTAGCACTAACACCGCTGTCGGCCACGCTTGAAATATTCGACTGATATTTGATATCAATGATTTTAATTTGTGGATTCTCTTCGATAAACTCATTAATCAATTCGTCGATGTCTTTGTAATCGGTGAATCCATATTTAACATCTAACCACTTCGTTCTAATCATCATTTTCCTCCATCCAAACAATAGCATCCACTGCCATGCTTAACTTCTTCAACGCTTCAACATATTTCAGTGCCTCTTCCTTGTCTGTGAAATGGCACTCTTTAACATCATCCATTGTGAGTGCTACTCGTACTATCCACCGCATTCGATTAACTCCACCGTATACATCCTAGAATTGCGATATTTAACGCCTCTCAAACGATGTAGCTCGTTGATAGCGTCGTTTTTGTTATTGAAAATATGCTCACTGTCTGGCATATTGTCGTAATATACGATTACTTTGTATTTCATAACTTGACTAATCTCCTTCCATTCTCCGATGTTCTTCGAGCATATACTGGTGTTCCGTAGTGACTAACACTATTTACTGATACGCCCAATTGTTCAGCGATTTCACGCTTGGTGCCCATAGCCAGTAATTCATCGCCTTTATACAAGGCATACTCTTTCACTTGCATAATTCCATCATCCTCGTAAGTAATTCTTCATCCGGTAACTGCTCAAGGGTTAAGATACGATTGAGCTTCTTTGCACTGATTCCTAGCTTAGCGCTGATATATTCCATATCTTCCTGATTAGCCCAGAACCACTTCGAGAATTCTTGTGTTTGACCTAATACACTTGTGTGATCATAACTCCCTGGAGCATATACACCGACTAGCTTGTCTTTATATCTGCTATTCATTCAAGCTCCTTGATTTCAAGTTCAATGCGTGGGTTAGGACTGTACTTCTTGCGAGCTATTAAACCGCAAACGATACTGTCATCCGTCCAGACGATACCCTTCTTGTCCGCTTTGTTGTAGCCAGCCTTTGAGATACTGTCAAATAGCGATTTAACCAGATTGTCAACGTCTGGAATTTTCGCATGCCAAAGCATTTCAGCCATGAATTTCTTGAATGTATCCCACGTTTTAGCTCTAGCTTTTGGCGTGGGCTTTTTTGATACACTCAAGGGAGCTTTCATGTAAAAGGTGACATCAACCATAATCGGGCCGTCAAAGAATTGCCCGTCGTATTCTTGCTCAATAAGTTGCGAGCACTGACGACGCCATGCCTTCATTTTAGGGTCTTCATAAGTTCCAAACTTGCTAAATCGTGGCCTTGTTTGAGGTTTAGGCTCGATATTTAAAGTCATTTTCATGCTGCACCTCAGAAGGGTAGGTCTGAATCTTGGATATCCATAGGGTTGCTATTCCCGTAAGCATAGTTGCCTTGCCCGAAGTTTTGGTTTTGCGGTTGTGGTGCTTGCTGGCCAATTGTATTGCCTTGATTTGCATTACTGCCTTCACGCGCTGCACGGCTTTCTAGCATTTGGAAGTTCTCAGCGACAACCTCAGTCACGTAAACACGTTGGCCTTGCTGATTCTCGTAGCTACGGGTTTGGATGCGTCCGGTGATTCCAATCAATGCGCCTTTTTTAGCCCAATTAGCCAAATTTTCGGCTTGCTGGCGCCAGATAACGCAGTTAATAAAGTCGGTTTCACGCTCGCCGTTAGCGTCCTTGAAGTTGCGGTTAACCGCAAGACTGAAAGATGCTACTGCGATGTTGTTGCCGGTGTATTTTAGTTCTGGGTCTCTTGTTAATCTTCCAACAAGGCAGACTGAATTAATCATTTGTTTTCCCTTTCTCTCTATTCACGGTTTAAAAAATCATCCAACGTTAGAACCTCATGTAGTTTTTTCTGTGATTTGCAATAATCACAATGTCCACACTTCTTAGGTTCTTCGTTTCCAAGCGATACTTGATATACTCTAGGGGCGTGCTCTTTGATATAATTTAGCCCCTCTGTGAGCCATTCCTCAGTCAGTTCGATAATTTCCTTATCTGGCTGTTTCTCTTTCGATACGGCCACAATAAACGGCTTGAATGTTGGATAATCCATTTGGCGTAGCAATTCTAAATAAGTCCCTAGTTGGACATGGTATTGAAACCCTAGAATGTTATTGACGGCAGTTGGTACTTTAGCATGCAATTCCTCTGACCATTCCTTAGTCCAGATAGATTTCATGGTCTTTAAATCGACCACATAGCCTTTTGAAAAGTTGATACTATCCAATTTCCCTTTGAATGGCACGCCAGCAATGAAACCAGTAACAATCTTTTCTTTTTCGACTTTGTCACCTTTCTTGCCGTGATAAAGATTATTGAAAAGTGCGTCGTCCTTAAGTGTGTCGATAACCTTCTCAGCTAACTTGAAATCAGATAACAGCCCATAAGGTTTGCGGCTTGAGAACATAGCTTTTTTGTTATCTTCTTTGAATTTCTCGTGAGCTTCCTCACTCTCAAAGTAGCTATGGACGTAATTGCCAAACAGTAGAGGTTTTTGATCTCGTTCATCATCCCAAACACCATCATCGATAGCTTTAGCTCTAGCTTCGCATTTCATGTATTCCTTGAAACGACTTACAGACATATAGGTTTTGTCAGAATAATAATTATCATCCGTCAAGATTGTTAGTTCAGTCATTTTCTACCTCTTTGATTTTGGTTGAATCACCTTCGAATAAGCTGACTTCTTCGATGATTTCACCAGTTTCAGCGTCTACGCTTTTATCTGGTTCAGCTTCATCACTCATAAGGTCGCCCAAAAGTGTCTGGGTGTCCTCGTTTTTTGGTGTAACATCGATAGGGTCAGCCTTAACTTCCTCAGTTTGATTGTCCGAGATAAGACCTTCTTGCATTTCGGTTGAGAGTGGGGCATACTTGCTCAAAATGCTCTTGAGTACGGTTTTTTGAGCCATAGCGTCAAAATCTGTTGACCATGGCCCTCTTGCGTAAGTCTTTGAAAAGCGTTTACCGTGTGATTCCGCTTGTTCTTTCGTCCAGAATGTCAGCTTTTTAAAGCCGTTCACAAGCTCAAACGTTGCAAAGTAGCCGTAAACTTCATCCTCTGGCTGAGTAAAGTCAATATCCAATGTTTCAAATAGTGGGTCATACGACTTAAACTGTGCTTTGTAGACCTTACCTGAATTAATGGCTTTAAACTGTCCTGAGCGAATAGCTAACTGGATAAGCCCTTTATATCCAAGTTGAAACTGTGCATCTTGCTTGTACGGTACGATGTAAGCAAAACCTAAACTTGGTTCAATCGGCAAGTTCAAGACTGCTGCTTTCATTGCCGCCGTCATGATTGAAGCATTGCTTGCTCTTGCTAGTAGATTGTTGTTATTAACAATCGATAATAGACTGGCTGTAAATTGTCGTTCGTTCCCATTCAATACTTCTTGGAATTTCTGTTTTACTGCTGGTGTGTTAAAAAAGTCTTTGTGTGCTAGTTGATTTGTCATGTTGTTCTCCTATTTTTGATTTGTTGTTATTACCCTCTAATTTCGCTCCTAATCAATCCTATTGTGTGGGTAGCATAATTACACTAGATACACTTTAAAATTGATTACAGACGATTTTAGACGTGTTCTCGTGCGTGTTGTTTGAATACTATCTTTGAACAGTAACCAAACGCCATATATTCGTTGATTTTTTCGATGAATGAGAATAAATCTAGCTCGTTCATCATTTTTTGTTTATGGCTCTCTGAAAACACAAGCCCATGAATACGCTCATAATCTTCAAACAGCTTTAGTTTTACTTCTTCTTCCGTCATGATTTCTTATCTTTCTTGTTTTAGTTGATTAAGCGTGTATCGTTTATCTTCGATGTCTACTGCCCTGAAAACATTTCCTTCTAGTCCAGTACGTATACGACTTGCGACCCGTTCGCTGTAAAGGTTTGCTATTTCATTATTGCTTAGGTTGGTTGTGATAACAGTGTTCTTCCGATGGCTTAACACATCAAAGATAAATTCTTCTTCCCATGCTGATTTGGATTGCCCTGAGTTTCCAAGCTTAACGCCTAAATCATCAAGAAATAAGTAGTCAGCTTCCATAAGCATCCTTGAATAATAACTTTCTTTGCTTTCAAACTTAAAGCTTTCTCGGACTTTTCTTAGAATTTCTGTGAGATTGACAAATAGCACGCTTTTGGGGTTGCCTTTATCCTTGTAGGTTTCATTCAGTGTTTTAGCCATAGCGACAGTTAAATGAGTCTTACCAACTCCAGTAGTACCAGTTAGCAACGTGTTTCCTTCGAAGCCATTAAGATATTTCTGTGTTTGCGCTTTGGCAAAATCAAGCATCTGTTTTTCTTGGATTGTCTTAACAACAAAATTATCAAAGGATGCCGACTTTAACTCTTCAGGAATTGTACTGTCTCTCATGAGTACATCATAAGTTCTTAAGTAGAGGTTGTTTTTCAAACTCTCTTTTACCAGTTCTTCTTCTTTTTTGTCTCTTTGTTCTTTGGCGCATTTTGGGCACACTGGAGAGGGTTTGCGTGGTTCGTCTTCTCCTGCAATTTTAACGGGAATATTGAGTTGCATCATAGGTAGCCCATGAATTGGACACCTCCCGTCTAGCCTTTTCGTGTTTGCGATAATTTCAGCTTGTGTTAGCATGTATTACCTCTTTTCTAAAATGGGTTTTCGTCTGCCCTAGAAGCCCCATTCTTCATTGATTTCTGACTCTGTGTTAGTGTTGGTCTTTTGTTTTTTAGCTTCACGGATCGCTTTGCTGTTTCTGACAAGTTCAACCGTCATTAGATTGTCTTGTTTCCAACGGTTAAGGATGGCTTTAATATAGGCAAAATTGGCTTTGCCTTGATTAACCGCTTCTTTTAGAGCTTCAAGGATAACGTCAGCGTTAAAGTCTTCTAGCATGTACTGCAAATCTTCCATTTGTAATGGTGATAGAGCTTTTCCTGTTTCTTGCTCAAAAGATTTGTAGAGATTTGCAAAATCTTGATTGAAAGGAGTGGCGGGGGTTGGTTGTTTTTCTTCTCTTACCTCTCCTCTCCTATCCTCTCCTATCCTATCCTCTCCTATCCTATCCTCTCCTATCCTATCCTCTCCTATCCTATCCTCTCCTATGCAACCATTTGTCTGACATTTGGTTGTCAGTTGGTTGTCAGTTGGTTGCACATCTGACAACCACTGATATTTATTGCCTTCTACCAGTGCTATTTGTTGCATTTCCTCTGCGAATCTAGTGGGTTTCTTTCTATCCTTCCTAATAGAATTGTGTTCTGTCCAATCTGTTATAACTACCACTCCACTGTTAAACAACAGTACATAGTTGCCCTCGATTAGAAGTTTCATGTCTTCTTTCGTTGTGCCAACCAATCGCATGATAGTTTTAGGGTTTCCGACAAAACCATCATCGTCAGCCTCTAGGTTTAAGAAGAAGTATAAAGCCTTTGTTGTAGGAGGTAAGTCAAGAAAATCATCAGTCATTACGACATCTCTACTGAACATCCTTCTATTTGCCACTTGTTCCTCCTTTTCTTTTGTGTTATAATCAAGTAAATCGTTTTGATGAACGTTGCACCTTTTGGAGTTTTCCAAGGGTGCTTTTTTTAATGCCTACCCTCCCACCGCTGCATGTTCTATTGGTTCGCCAAGGATTCTAGGAATGCTTTGATGCCATCTTTCATGGATTCTTCATGCTCCGTGCGTTCAAAGCCCGAGCCGTCAAGCTTAGATACGTTGTATTCGGCTTCTACGATAAGCACTTCGCAGCCAAACACTTCAGCAAGCTTGTCAATGCCAGCTTTTTGTTTTTCGTATGGTTCGATTGGTAGCTGTAGCGCTTTCCAAAGTCGGGAATCAAAAGTCGCTGTAAAAGCTATGTTCCCTTTGTCTTTATAGCTCGTAAGAAAGCTATCCTTTTCGGCGCTGTAAAATACGACTTGTTTGTTATTTTCTTTCATGATTATTCTTCCTCACCTTCGTTGTACTTCTTAAATCCAAGAGTTAAAGCAGTGATACCTGCTGCAATCACTACCAATCCTAAAGTGCTAGCGACGCCTTCTTTTTCTCCAGTGTTAGGCAGAACACCACCGTAAACGGCTGTATTTACCGCCTCTTTTGGCTCAGAATCGTTTTTATAAACAACCTCGGTAATTTCTACCTCTTTCGCTTTCGGAGCGTCTACGGGCTTGCTAGGCGCTTCTTTCGGTGTGCTAGGTTTTTCTGGTGTTGGTTTGGTTGGCTCTACTGGAATTTCAAGCTCTGGCAAATCCAAGATAGGTGCATCGTTCGGAACTACTCCACCTTCAAACGGTGGGAGTTCACGTTCCTCTGGAATGCCCGGAATGCCGCCTTGGAACTCAGGCTTGTCGTAAACTGGGGCTTCATTCGGTACGGTACCGATTGGCTCAGTGTACTCAGGCAATTCTCGCACCTCTGGGATTCCAGGGATGCCACCCTCAAATTCTGGGATGTCAACTTTAGGTGCATCATGCGGAATTTCAAACGTTGGCTCTGGCTTATTTTCACCGCTGGCGTCACCACGTCCGCCTACTAATTGCACCTTAGAAGTTGAGATAGCCCCAGCATCTACCGCTACCAGCGTAGCCTTGTTCGTTGGGTTAGTTGAGTCTTTAACCGCTGATTTCAAGCGAGTTTGGTAATCGATGTACATAATGCGGTTAAATTCTTTGAATTTAGCATCGAATCCGTCTGCTCGGACGTTCCATGATTCCAAGTAATCCTTAGCCGAATAGTCAATTCCAGTCCACTTAACAGGATTCTCAACAAAGTAGATATTCTGTGAGCCGTCAACGAACCCTTGGTTATCTGACCAAGTATCTTGCAATTTTGCATAATTCAAGACCTGACGAGCTGTATTGAGACGTAGCGTCCAGTTAATGATTTGTGGGTTATCTTTATTTTGGCTACCCCACTTAGATAAGAGCTCGTCCGTTGGGAGCGGACCTTCCTCAGCGATTTCAAAGGTCTTAACAGTACCGTCGAAATTCACTGTCACTGGTTTGCCAGGCTCAACGACATCGAGCCATTTAGCGTCGAATTTCAAAGACATCTTTTTATTCAAAGGGTGCTCAGTGAAGTAATTATTGAATGTTGTTGTGATAGTTCGAGCTTGTGCATCCGCATTGGCTTTGCCGACAACATCCTCATTGTTGTAAACATCGAAATCGAATGATGTTTGCAAGCCGATTTCTTTAGGCAACTCAGTTACTACCTTGTCACCCTCATTGATTTGCATATCGTCTGGGAAGTTGATGTCTTTATATTCCACTTCAAACGGTGAGTATTTACCAGTACCATTCGGGAAATCCACTTGCACGTTAGGGTTCTCGACTGTGATAGTGTCACCCTCTTTGACAACGCTAGTAGATGCTGACTCGACTGGTTGAGCTACTTCTGTAGTTGTTGCTGGTGCTTCTGCAATCGGTTGAGATTCTACTGGTGCTGGTGCCAAAAATTTTGGTGTTTCTGCCACTGTTTCGCTAGGTGTTACTGTAACGTTACCAGCATTATCCGCTGTGTACACATTAGCGGCAGTTAGCTGTGTGTCTGCCACTGGTGCCGTTGCTTCGTCCGCTGATACTGACCCAGCACCAATTAGCAATGCTGTGGCAAGTGCGAGTGTGCCACACAAGCCATAGGCTTTAGTTTTAACGTAACTAGGTTTTGAAGTTGTTTGAGTGTTGAAAGATTTCATGGTATAATCTCCTTGGTATAATTTTCTCTGCACAGGCCCTTACCTGTGCTTTTTTAGTGCCTTCAACGTGCACCCATAGCCCCACCGCAGAATATTTCAATGTTTTGTTAGACTGTAAATGGGAATATTAGGAAAGATTTTTTGGGGAAAGGTATAAATTACACTCCACGGCAGGGCCATGGCTGCACGCTGAAAGATTGATGATCTATCTATCGTTAAGATACTTAGCGGCTAGATAACGCTCACGTCTCTGACGTGCTTCATATTTCTGGTCGTTAATTTCTCGTGGTGTCCACACTGGCTCGAAGAAATATTCTGGTTCTTGTTTCTCTTTTACAAATAGCCATTTAAGTAGTTTTTTCATGATGTTATTTCCTTTCTGTTTGCCCTAACCGCACTAGAGAACTAGTGAGGATTTTTTCATAGATTTTTATATATTTAAGGAGACAATTATGAATATCAAATCGTTGTAGTTTCAGGTAGGTATTGCTTACATCTCCTCACTAGCTCACTGCTACGGCTAGGGTTATGTGCTAGGCAATTTCTTGCCAGTTGTTGTTAAACCAATCTCTGACTGCGTCCCGTGGGTATCTGATTTGACTTCCACGCCCTTTATCGATTTTAGGGAAACCGTCAAGGTTGGTTATTCTTAAAAATTCTGTGTAGTTGCCAATTCCTAGCATGGACTGGCACTGTTTAGCAGTTAAAATCATGGGTAGCGTTTCGTCTAAGTCGAACGCTTTTGTTTTGTCTGCGATCACTGCCGTTAACATGCTGTCGAATTGGTCAGCTAGTGGTTTGAATGGGTCTGTCATGGTGTCCTCTTTTCCCGATTCGTCCAACCGTTGGATGAACTTCCTACTGTTCGATAGTTGGTAAAACTCCGATAGCTTTCAACTTGTCGTATAGGAAGCGTCGTCCTAGTTGCGTCCAAACCGTTGTCACATTACTGTGGATTTTGCCATCTTTACCCATGTAGTCGAATGTTCGACTTGAGATATAGCCTTTACCAAGGTATTTGGCGTATAGTACCCACTGACCATTAACGATGCGTTGGATACGCTCTTGTTTTAAGAGTTGATTCATCTTGCGTGCCGAAATGCCGTAATCTTGAGCGATTTGGGTGATTGTCAAGCTATCCTTGGTTTGCAAAATCAAGTCTAGGTAATCAGCGTTTTTGTTAGCTTCTTCCAGCTCAATCAAGAGATTTTCGTTTTGGCTTTCCAATAGTTTGATTTTCTTGTCAGCCATGAGTAACGCTCTAGCCATGATTTTCTCTGGGCTATTGAAGTCCTTTTCTACTTGGATGAAGTACGTTCGGACTTCTTTGCCTTTGTCCGTTCGCTGAATCATTGCGATTTCTTTCGCCATGTCTAGTTTTAAGACGTGGTCTTCAATTTGCCTCTTGACCTTCCTTGTTCCTTCTTGCCGAACCTGCTCAATTTTGAGCGGGTTAAAATCTTCACCTTCCGTAAAACCGTACTCAGTCATACGTGGGAACCAGTCTTTATAAGCCGTCTTAACTCCTAGCGCTTCATGCAGCTGTCTACCAGATACCACTGGTTCATTGTTTTCGTTTAACGTTACATTAATCAATTCGTTCATTGCTACTTCCTTTCTAAATTTGGTTTTCACACCACGCGCAATCCGATATAATAATTTCAGAAAGGGGGTGATTATATGGATAATTTAACGAATGACGCAAAATATCTTTTAATCTCAATGTATGCAAAATATCTTGAAAGACGCAAAGATGAAAATTCTAAAAAGGAAGCCAGAAATTTTCAAGGCATTGATTTTATCAAAGAAAACATTATGCCCGAATGGTCTGAAGAAGATATTCTTGATACTTGTTTTGAGTTAAAACGTCATGGTTATCTTAGCGGTCTAGCTGGCAATAACACTCTTTATTCCATCTGTCTTACGACTGAAGCCGTTGCAGCGCTCGAACTAAAATTTAAAGAACCTACTCTCAAAGAGAGGATTGAAAGTGTTCTTGACTTTGCAGCTAAGATTAAATCCGCTATTCCTTTTGCTTAGCTTTGTCAGCTAACGCTTTTTCTTTTAAAACATTAAGACCGAATGGATCTTCTTTGATTTCCAAGCAGGTTTTTTCAATCTGTTCAGCTTGGTTGATAAGTATTTCACGGTCTTTGTTTCTTGCCTTGAGTTCTGCGTCGATAGACTCAAGGCTTTTTGCGATGCGTTCTAATATTTCGTTCATCTCGCTCCTTTGTGTTTCTGATATAATAGTTTTAAAAACTAATGAGGTGCTGTATGATTATCATTTCACGAAAAGCTAGAAAATTATTAAAATCATTGCTTGATATTCGAAATTCCCAAGAATCTCCTCGCATTAAACCTGAACAGTATAAAAAACTGATAGATGAACAATGCGAACCGCTCGGCGAATTGATTTACCACAAGTTAGTGGTTCAAGACATCACCCATGACATCGCCGTTACTGACGAGGGGATTTATTTTTATCAAGCTTACAAAGAACATAATAGATATCTTTGGTTGACTTCGTTTTGGTTTCCACTAGCCGTGGCTTTCGTGACGACTGCTATCACACTAGCTGTCAATTTTTTATTTTTTAAATAAAACCCAAAAAATCAACGTTCCCAGAAATACCCCTATAAGACTTCCGATAATTGCAAGTGCAACATCGTATCCGTCTAAATTCCACTCAAAGAATTCTTTGAGTTTTTTTAGTGTCTTCATTTTGCTCCTTTCAGAATTTTAATTATTTAGTTCAAGTTCTTGAACTTTATAGTTAAAAAAATATTCAACTATCTCATCTTGTGAGATTTCTAATAGTTCAACCGCTTTTACAATTTCGTCTTGTTTCCACTTCGCTTTTCCGTTGATCTTGAATGAAAACCTTGAGGGAGTTAAGCCGATAGCTTTTGCAAAAGCTTCTTGCGTCCCGTATTTTTCTTTAATACGACCCTTTAATTTAGCGTAGTTAAATCTCATTGAGTTCTCCTTTCTAAGTTCAATCTCTTGAACTTTATGGTTTTATTTTAATCCTTCTCTTTTTATTTGTCAACAGTTTTGTTCAATTTTTTGAACTTTTTTTATTTTTTTCTTGAACTTTTGCATTTTCTACTATATAATGAATCCATAAAGGAAAAAGGTAAAGAATATGAAAAATACTACTGCTGCACGCTTGCAACAAGTTATGAGCGAGCGAAATTTAAAACAAGTTGACGTAATTTCCCTTTCGAAAGTGCATCAAAAAGAATTGGGCGTAAAACTTGGAAAGAGTGCTTTGTCTCAATACATCAATGGAAAATCAACACCAGATCAAGAAAAGTTAGTGCTACTTGCTAGAACGTTGGGGGTGTCTGAAGCATGGCTCATGGGGTACGATGTCCCTACGACGAAAGAACAACCACAACCAACCAACGCCCACGACATCGATGAAATTATAGCTAATGCAATGATGTTCGACGGCAAACCGCTGACCGATGACGATAAACGTGCCATTCGTGGCATAATCGCTGGTTATATGAGTAGTAAGGAAAAGTGAGGTTTATGACTGAAAAAGAATTGCTTGAGCAGTTCAATATCTCTATCTGTGAGTTTGATTCTAGTCAGTGGTCACGAAACGGCTTTATCGACCCTATAAACAGGGTGGTTTATATCAACAAGGATTTAGCCCCAGAAATACGTTTGAAGGTCATTTTACATGAATTGGGACATCTAGAGCACAATTTTAAAGACTACGAACGGATGCGTGAGAAATATGAAGCTCAAGCAAATAGAAATATGATCCATGAGTTACTAGTTGATTATTTAAAATCTACTGATATCTACGATTTTAATTGGGTTCGATTCGCTGCACAGTATGATATTTCAACGACTTGGGGCGAAGCTATGATACAAGATGAATTTAGGAAAATTCAGCAAACTGTTATTTAAAAAAGGAGAAAATAAAAATGAAAATGGATGATGTTAGAAATGTACCTACTTGCTTAAAATTCGAAATAACTTTTGGCTGTACTTTTGGTGGGCTTATTTTAGGTTTTATCTTTCCTCCTTTTTGGTTATTAATGTTTGTGGGTATTGTTTTACTGTTCGCACGACTTTTTTGGGAGATAAAACACCCTATGACTAAAGAGCAAAAAGAACAATCAAAAATAGAACAAGCAAAAGCGAAAGAGGAATTTCGACAAGCAAGTGAGGACTTGAAAGAGGAATTTCGACAAGCAAGAGCTATAAAATGCCCTCATTGCAAAAGTACGGACGTTGAATTTATGGTACAGCAAAGAAAAAGTTTCTCAATTGGTAAAGCCGCTGCTGGAACTATTATGACTGGCGGTGTTGGTGCTCTAGCTGGTTTTGCTGGTAAGAAGGGCAAAAAAGAGTGGCACTGCAAGAACTGTGGTGCAGTCTTTACTACTAAATAAAAAATAAAACAAAAAATCCCTGCACTCTCCATCGCCAAACTTTGAGTGTAGGGATTATCTATACAAGAGGACTAAACAATGGCATCATACAGAAAACGAGAAAACGGCTGGGAGTATCGCATAAGTTTCAAAGACCGCCTTGGTAAATACAAACGGAAAGAAAAAGGTGGTTTCCGTACTAAATCTGAAGCTATCAAGGCTGCGGCTGAGATGGAATTAAAATTACAAGAGACTATCAATGTTGATGAAGATATCACTCTATACACTTATTTCAAACAGTGGTGCGAGGTTTATAAAAAACCTACGGTATCACTGGTTACTTACAAGGCATACATCAACACCCAGCGTAAGATAGAATTATTCTTTGGCGACAAGAAACTAAAATCTGTCACTGCTACTCAATACCAGCGTGTGCTGAATAGCTACGCTAAGACCCACGCTCAAGATACTGTCGAGCGTTTCAATGTGCATGTTAAATCATGCATTGAAATGGCAGTACATGAGGGATACATCAAGCGTAACTTTTGCAAGTTTGCCAAAATCAATGCTAAAAACAAAGGGCGTGATATCGAAAGTAAATTCCTAGAGGTCGAGGAATACGAGCGATTGATCTACGAGACAAGCAAGCATCCAGAGTATGCGTCTTATGCAGCACTCTATATCATAGCTAAAACTGGTATCCGATTTGCTGAGTGTCTAGGATTAACAGTGGATGACATCAACCGAGATACTGGCATGTTATCCGTCAATAAAACATGGGACTATAAGAATAATACTGGTTTCTTACCGACAAAAACAAAAAGCAGTATCCGAGAGATACCGCTTGATGATGATTTTATAAATTTCATTGACCAACTGCCACCTACTGAAGACGGTAGACTACTGCCTTCACTATCCAACAATGCAGTTAATAAAACGCTACGCAAGATAGTTGGGCGTGAAGTACGTGTCCACTCGTTAAGGCACACCTACGCTAGCTACTTAATAGCCCACGATATCGATTTAATTTCTGTATCTCAAGTTTTGGGGCATGAAAATCTAAACATCACACTGGAAGTCTACGCCCACCAATTGCAAGAGCAGAAATTACGAAACGATGAAAAGATAAAACAAATTTGGGGCAGATTTGGGGCAAAATAGCTTAAAACCGCATAGTTAAAGGCTTAAAAATGTCCCCTGCCAACGAAAAGATATAAAATATAAAAATAAATGAAAACTATGAAGACTTGATTTTACTAGGTTTTTATAGTTTTTATTTTTATTTATTTCCATCTTTTTTAAAAGTTTTGGGGCAAAATTTGGGGCAAAAAAAGTCGTTTGATAACAGAATAAAACCAAACGACTAGAAACAAATAAAAATGACTATCTATAGTGTACCTCTATTTAGATTAAATGTCTAATGTTATATCAAGGATACACAAAAAGGCTAGGATAACCCTAGTCTTTTATCGTTCCCAGATTACACCATTGTCGGCATAACCCACATAGTCCACACCGTCAATAGGCTTCATGCCACGGCCTTCAATCAGCAAGTAGCCGTCTTTGTCCCGCCAAAAGTCGAGCATGTCTGCCACTTCTTCCCAAGATTGCTCTTTCAATTCGTCTGCATACACATCTTGGATAAGCTCTTTGATTTCTCTTTCAGTATCAGTCATGAGTGCGTCCCTTCTTTCTGCGATAAGTTCCTCTAGTTCGTTCAAATCCGAACCCGTAGCGTGATTTCTAATGAAGCTACGAGCGGACGAACGCTTTGATAAGTAATTACGATGCTCTCTGTTCTGCGAGTTCCATTTTTTTGTCGCTTTTGCTTGTGCGTCCATTGTGCTACTCCTTTGAATTATCCAATGAAGTCGATTAATTCTTCAAAAGGAGCATCCTCGATGCTTTCGTAATCTGTGAAGTCTTTCATGTATCCTTCCAAATCTTCGAGAACTTTTTCTTCAGTAACTTCTTCTTCTCCGTCGTAGTATTTTTTATACTCAGCAACAAGTTCGTTGATTTGTGTTTGTGTTAGTGCCATTTTATTTTACCTTGAGAACTTCTTTCGTTCTCCCTTTCCTTATCTTCATTTACATTATAGTACATATACTATATATTGTCAACACTTTTGATAAAGAAATTTAAGTTTTTTTGCAAAATAAAAAAGCCCGGCATAAAGCCGGGACAGTTCAAGAAATTTATCGAAATGACGCCAAGTATTTCATGACTATAGTATCACTTATCTATGAAAATCACAAATAAAAAAGAGCTATGAGATAACCTCGTAGCTCTTTGCCTATGATGGACTTATATTATACCAAATAAAAAAAGCCCCAGCAAGCGCTGAGGCTCGACCACTACTGCCATGGTATCCCTACTGCAGTGTGAGGGGAGGTGATATACTCCTTTTATTTTATTTGTTTCGTGGTCTATTTACCAGTTTGGCCTTGTGTGGCTTGTGCACGTTCTTCAATAGCCTTAACTACTGAGGCACTAGCTTCATTGATTGCCTTAGAGACTGCTGCCGTGTCGTTTGATTGACTATTCAAGAAACGGTCAAAATCATCATCTCGCAATGTCAAATGTTTTGCCCCGGTAGATTGTAGAGCATCTACCGTTGCGATATCTCCAATGCCAAATACACGGCCATTAACTACACCAACATATCCTTGACTTCCGCTTTCGCTACGCACTACAAAGTTCATAATATCTTCTTCCTCTTTCTTATTCACTAAACTATCACCATCGTTGATGATAACGACATTCTTATCTAATCCACCAGCTAAGCCGGTTGATGTAAACTGCCACCAGCGTGTGTGTTCCATGTTTGGATACACGCCCCAATAAGGTTCTGGGCGTACCTCATAATCTGGATACGCTGCAATCCATAGGCTATTTGGATAGTGTGCAGTGATTTGATCTACATACACATTAGCTAGTGTATATGGCTTGTAACTGTAATAGATAGGCTCAAAACCATTCGCCTTACAAACGTCCATAAACGCTAGGACTGCATTAGTGTTCGCTTGCTTATCACCGCTTGCCCCGTCTTCGTAATCACACACAAGATAACGTGGGTGCGATGGCAGATTACTGATGAAGTAGTTAGCTTCAGCTTGCGCTGTTGCCACATCTCCACCGAATCGAGCAAAGTGATAGTACCCAATGCAATTACTTGTGTTAGTTTGTTGAGCGGCTACTGGACTAGCCCAACCCACACCCTCAGTAACTTTAATAACTGTATTGTTCGTACCACTAGCACTACAGATACTAGTCAAGTCTCCCGATTGGTAAGCTGACACGTCAATAAAATAGGTGTTCTCGGTCATCCCGTCAAACGGTAATTCAAACCATCCAACCATTTGCTGACTTGGTGCTGACCAATCAACATAGCTGAAATTACCAGCACTATCAAGGTTGCGGGTCACCTTACGTGTCCAACCGCCATTATAGAGGCAGTCAGCGTTACCGTCGATATTCTGTTCGACTGTAGTAACTGTGCCATCTGGGTTTTCTGCAACCACAAAGCCAATGTGTCCAAATTGATGGTATGGCAAGCAGTTAGTCACCCATACGCTCCCAACGGGTGGGTTGTTAGCCCCATTAAAGTAAGTGACTTTTAAGCCTAGACTTTCAGCACGACTTAAGCCATCAATGGCGTTCATGTAGCTGAAATCGAGGTTAAATAAACCCGCATACTGTAAAACGTAGTCGATCAGAGCTGCACACTGCCCACCATACGGATTGGTAGGAACAGTGACACGTTGATTGACTAAGCTCTCAAGCG